ATGGGACTTGGCCGCAACGGACGATCATGGAGCGGCTAGGACGGCTGGCGTCAAGCTGGGAATCGGCCCGGACAAGCGTCTTTGCATCGCCCACGTTGTCAAAGACCGGGTGAACGCGGCGGGTGTTGAGCGGCTGCTGGGCAGCACGGCGGCGGCCGATGGGCGGGCGGTTCGTGGCTCAATTCCGCAGGATCCGGGGTCTGCTGGCAAGTCCTGGGCTTTGCATCTTCTCAAATCGTCGCTGATGGGTTACAGTTACACGTCAAGCCCTGAGACGGGCGACAAAGAAACGCGCGCAATGCCACTGGCTGCACAGGTCGAAGCCGGAAACGTGGACATTGTGGCAGGCGATTGGAATGGTGATTTCTTGGACGAGGCTGCAACGTTCCCGATGGGCAAGTTCAAAGACCAGATCGACGCCGCGACACGCGCGTTTGACATGCTGGCGGGCGTAAATAATTCATGGGCTGGAACAATATGAGTATTATGGACGGCCTGCGCAACATCGTCGCCAATCTCGGAACGGACCGGGACAAGGCGGCGCACACCCATTATTACAACACCACAATCGCCGACGATCAGCTTGTAGCCATGTATCGCACCAGCGCCATTGCCCGTAACGTCGTGGACCTGCCCGCAGAAGATGCGACCCGCGAATGGCGGGAATGGCAGGCCGATGCGGAACAGATCACAGCAATCGAGGCTGAGGAAAAGCGGCTGGGCTTGCAGGGCAAGACGATGCAAAACCTCAAGCGCGCCCGGCTGTTCGGCGGCGCTGCAATCTATATCGGCACGCGCGACCTGGACGCATCGAAGCCGCTGGACCCTGCCCGGATCGGCACGGGTGGCCTGCAATATCTCGCCGTATTGAACCGGTCGGAAATAACGGCAGGGGCAATCCAGCGCGACCCGCGCCTGCTGGGGTTTGGCAAACCAATCATGTATCGGATGAATCCCGCCACCGGCGCATCGGTAGAAATCCACCCGAGTCGCCTTGTCATTGCCATGGGCGAAGAAGTCCCTGACGACAGATATTCTGCACATCCCGGATGGGGTGACAGCACGCTGAACGCCACGATCAGCGCCGTGCGGAACCTGGACGCCACCATTGCCAACGTTGCGTCGCTTGTGTTCGAGGCTAAAATTGACGTGATCGGCATCAACGGGTTCAACGAAGGGCTGCGAAGCGGCGGATCGGAATATGAGGCTGTTGTCCTTGCCCGCACCAGCCTGACCGCGCGCGGCAAGGGCATCAACGGCGCGCTGCTGATGGACTCAGAAGACACATACGATCAGAAAACCGCCAGCTTCGCCACGCTGCCGGACATCATCGACCGCTTCATGCAGATGGTCGCTGCTGCGGCGGGCGTTCCGATGACCCGGCTATTCGGCATTGCGGCGGCAGGGATGAACGCTACCGGCGCGGGCGATGAGAAAGTTTATTTTGATCGGGTCCGCGTCATGCAAACGCTTGATCTGGATCCTGCAATGGAAATTTTGAATGAATGCCTGATCCGTTCGGCGCTGGGCAATCGCCCGCCCGAATTGCATTGGACGTGGCGTCCGCTATTCCAGCCGACTGCCAAAGAACGGGCCGACATGGGCAAAGTTCTGGTTGACAGTGTGAAAGTGCTTTATGATATGGATATATTGCCACAAGAGGCGCTTGCGGATACAATCGTAAACACGCTGACCGAAAGCGGCGCGTTTCCGGGGCTTGAGGGCAACGTGAAAGAGTTTTTTAACGTGGTGGAGGCAGACGAATGAAAATGACAGACGCCGCCACGCTTACAGGTGCCCGCGTCACAGACGAAGGGTATCTGGTCGCCAATGTTCGCACCGCCCGCATCGGCACGCAAAACTATCTTGGCGTGGAACTGGACCGGCCCGACCTGGACAAGGTGACAGTTTACAGGGATGAATCCGAAGTGTTCCGCAAGGCATCGCTGCAAACGTTCGGCTTGCTGCCAGTCACTGACGACCACCCCGCCGATTTGGTCACGGCTGACACGGCGCGTATGGTGTCGGTCGGCACCACGAATGAGGAAGTGCTGCGCGACGGCGAGTATTTGCGCATCGGGATCAAGCTGACCGATGCCGCCACAATCCGCAAGGTGCAGGACGGCAAGCGCGAATTGTCGGTCGGCTACACGTCGGAATTGGTCTGGGGCGACGGGATCGCGCCGGACGGAACCGCGTATCAAGCGCGGCAAACGAACATTGTAGGAAACCACATTGCTATAGTCTCCGCCGGTAGGGCGGGACCAATGGCAAGAATCGGTGACAGTCAACCAAGCACTGTAGCGCGGTGGGGCGCATCCCCCATCACAGACGAAAAGGACGCAATCATGGCAGACGCCATTCAGACGCGGACAGTCCAGATTGACGGGCTTTCCGTCGTGACGACCGACGCGGGCGCGCAGGCGCTTGAAAAGCTGATGAAGGACATGACAGCCGCCGAAAAGAATGCTGCTGAGGAAATGGCGGCCAAAGACGGCGAACTGGCAGCCAAGGACGCCAAGATTGCTGAAATTTCCAAGTCGATCCTGTCCGATGCGGATCTTGACGCCAAGGTCGCGGCCCGGGCTGATCTGATCGGCAAGGCCAAGGCAATCGCCAAGGACCTGGCAACGACGGGCCTGTCTGACGCTGCCATCCGTAAAGCCGCCGTATTGGCTGTTCTGGGTGACGCGGCTATTGCTGGCAAATCCGACGCCTATGTCGATGCGCGCTTTGACATTCTGTCAGAGGATGCTGCCAAAGGTGACCCTGTGGCCGACGCGCTGAAAACTGGCGTGACGGTTGCGACCGACGCGCGTGCCGAATACGTCAAGGGCCTCGGCACGGCCTATCTTCAATCCGTTGGCAAAGGAGCATAAATCATGCCTATTCAAGACGCATTCGGGGCCGCTGTTGCTGCAATGCCCCTTGGCCTTCCCGGTATGATTGCCGAGGGTCAGCAAGTCAAAGACGTGGTGTCCAAGCGGGTTACTACTGCCGCAGTTGCGTTTGGCCGCGTGGTCGGTCGTGACGGTGTTATTGACGGAGCGGTCAAACTTGGCGGCACCGGCTTTGAAGGCATTGCCATTATCGACAAGACCCGCGTTGGCGATGAATATATCGTCGGCGAAATGGCCGGTATTCTGCGCAAGGGCACTGTCTGGGTCACGGCATCGACTGCCGTTGATCCTGGCGACGCCGTGACGTTTACCGCCGCGACCGGCGTGATCGGTGATGGCCTTGCCACCACGATTGCCGGGGCAAAATTTGAAACTTCGGGCGGGATCGGTGATCTTGTTCGCGTCTATCTGCCGTAAGGAGCAAATATAATGAACACGCAGATCATGGACGCGCCCGCAGCTTTGGGTTTCGTCATTTCGCAGCGCAGCCACATCGAAGCCGAGGTGATGCGCAAACCATACCCGACGATCCTTTACCCTCGCTTGATGCAGGTGGACACGTCGGCAAATCAATTTGCGGCATCCGTCACGTTCTTCACGCAAGATTCGGTCGGGCGCGCAAAGTTTATCAACGGCAAAGGGGAAGACATCCCGCGCGTTGATGTAACGACTGGCAAGTTTGAGCAGACCGTCAATATGGCGGGCGTCATGTATTCCTATTCGATTGAGGAAATCGGCGCGGCGGCACAACTGGGCATGAACCTGCCCACTGAGTCGGCAAATGCGGCGCGGATGGCGTATGAGATGCTGGTCAACAGCACTGCGCTGATCGGCAACGCGGATATGGGTATTGAAGGGTTCTTCAACACCACGGGCATCACGTCGGCTGCGTCTGCGGCAACCTTTGCACTGTCCACCCCTGCGGCGATCCTGTCATTCATCAACGGCCTGTTGAGCGGCATCCAGTCGGCCAGTCTTGGCACGCAGGTTGCTGACACTATCGTGTTGCCAATCGCTCAATTCGGTGATCTGGCCACGCGCCAGCTTGCACCGGAAAGCGACACCACCATTCTGGACTTCATCCGGCGCGCCAACGTCTACACCGCTCAAACCGGCCTGCCGTTGAACATCTTTTCTGACTACAACCTGACCAACAAGATGGTGGTTTACCGCAACGATCCGAGCGTGGTGAAACTGCACATGCCTATGCCGCTGATGTTCCTTGCCCCTCAACAGGCAGGACTTGAAGTGCGGACCTACGGCGCGTTCCGGTTCGCGCCGGTCAGCATCCGCACTCCGGCGGCTGTGCGGTACGGCACGGGCCTGTAGACATGGCACAGCACACCAGCACATATCCTGGCACGCTGGTTCTGCCGGACGGCACTGAGGTCAAACTCGGCGGCGACGCTTCAATCTCTGCCGATCTGGCAAAGAATGAGGGTGTTGCCGGGTGGATCAGCAGCGGGTGGCTTGTGCCGGTTGCACAGCCCGTCATGCCAACCGGCAAGAAATAATCAACGGGCGGGCTGTAATGGCCCACCCCTTCATTGGAGCGTCACATGATCGGCAACGTTGCGGCACTCATCACATACGCGGGCGCGCGCGGAACGGTAATCGCTGACACCGCCGCGACCTTGCAGGCGCTTGTCAGGGCGTCAGATTATATCCAATTCACATATCTGGACGGATCGACATGCACCGTTGACAGCGCGAATGTCGTCGAAGCCACATATGAGGCGGCCATCGCCGAGGT